ATCATTCAAGTTCTTCAAATCGTCAACACTTCCTATTTTGCTGACCTTCTTTTTTTTCTTGTCCTTGTTTCCGTATTCTACATGGGAAAAATCAAACGAGCTTAACCGGACCTGTCCAACCGTCATTCCCCATAAATATTCGTCACGAGAGCACCAAGTGTTGGAGCGCAGAAAATCAATCATCTGCCCCCACTCTGTACGGGATATTATCAGTTTTGTTCCGTTTTCTTCGTCTTCCTCGTCAAGGTCATTTCCCTCACGGTCTGAATCACATTGGTACTCTCGAAAAAAAAATCCGTGCTTATGAGGTTAAGGATTTCACCAAGCAATAATGCCCAGTCCTTTATGTCGTAATCTCTCCACATCAAAAGGTCAAAGACCTTGTGGTAGTCATCTGATAGTTCTTTTTTCTCATAATCAGAGAATATCCTGTCCCTGTCATTGAGAAGTGCAAGCGTTATCACGTGTGCAACTGCCGGTAGATTTACTGAGAACTCTTTGATAACATCTCCCATACTTAACTTCTCTCCCTTCACAATCTGACACGCTTGTTCGGCTATAAGCCATTGAACACCGGGCTTCAATCCTTTAATACGCCACTCCGTACCGTGAAGTTTTACAATACTTGGGCTGTCATTCATTATCCTTGCCAAACGTTCCATTGACTCATCAGATATAGGAGTACAAGCCGTTACAACATTTGTCTTTAGTCCTGTATCTTTTTTCTTTGCTCTATATACTGCCATGATTATAAACATGAAGGGCGGCGGCATATAAGCCTACCGCCCGTAAACACTCTAGTTATCTATTATGAACAAGTTTTATTTGGGTAAAGTATAAGCTGAATCTACATAAAACGGCGTTCTGATAGTTCTCTCTCCATCAGCGATATTTGCATCATACGCTGTTCCTGCAAGGTTGATACGACCCACATTAGAGTTCAAAGATTCAAGCATTAGTTTTGAGTTAAGTTGGACTTTTGGAACCACAAATGCAGTCATCGTTTCCCCTTCCTCAAACACTACGTCAATCTTTGCATACAATTTCTTGTATTGAGCCGGAGCAAAGTATTTGGTAGAGACAGTAGTTCCTGCCGTAAATCCCATGAGAGCGACCAATAGGTCTTTTTGTGTATCTGCAACCTCAGCTGTAAATTGGTATTTGCCAAGCTTCACGATGGAAAGAATGGGGCTGTCGGAAGTTTCGCACTCGATGTCGTTTACATCGTTATCGTCTTGAGCGATTGAAGTGGTATCCTCAACTACATCTTCAAGGATATAAGAGTCGCCCTTTGGCACATCGTCTTGTTCAGAGCCAGTGAACAGAGTTGCCACGATGTAAGAAGGCTTGATGAATTTTTTGGCTGTTGCGCCAGTATTGTTTACTGCCATAATTAAAAAATGTTATCCTGTTAATAATCTGTTTACCTTATTGTCACTTCTATATTTATCACGTTGTAGTAGTAGTTCCTATTTTGGTCATAATCTGCATCACGGAAATTTACATCAATCACATAATGGGGGTCTTTACATGATTCAATAGCCTTGTCAAGCGCAAGTTCCATTTTGTACAGCTCCTTCACGGGTTTCGTGCCGTGACTGTCAACTGATTTTGCGTACAAGAACACGTTGGCAGAACCTTTGGCATAAGCTCCGTAATCTTTCATGGAAAGCACATCAACAAGCACCATTTCTTTCCAATTGCTTTCAACAGTGGCAGGCATATTCCCGATGAACAGGTTATCGGATATAGCCGCTTTTGTAAGCAGCATGGAAAAAAAGTTTTCCACTTTTGATGTTGTCTTGTATTTACTATCCATATAATCAGTATTTACCGTTCTTTATAATTCCAAAAGTTGAACCTTTAATTCTGTTACTTAATGCTTTGAGTTGGTTTTGAGCAATGGCGATTACCTCATATTTGTACTTTTCCTGTAATATTTGTCCGTATGGCATTGCGGCTACTATCACAAGGTCAATTCCATCATGAGGCTTATATTTACGTTCAAGAAAATCCGTTATCGCATCACGTCCGTATAGCGGCTCTCTCTCCCAAATTCTTGGGGCTAATGCGTATTTCGTTTGATAACCGCTTTTGGATAGTTTGCCATTAACATATATTCCCCATCCGTAGCTATCATGAAGGTTGTCTGTATCATTTTTATAAGTAACCCTATTCAATTCTTCTGCAATTATTTTGTCAGCTTCTTCCGATAAGAACTTTATAAGTTTATTCAATGAATCTGTCTTAACCTTCTTTGCCATATCTTACACTTCACTCATTTTTATATCAACCGAGCAACCACCAAGTTGACTATATTCAAGCCCTATAACCCTGCCTTGGATTGGTATTGCATAATCCTCGCATTTAAAATTGGTATTGAAACGTATAGGTAGCTTCTCACCAACTTTGCACGGGAAAAATACTTTATAGTCAGCCATGATAGTACCAGAATTAATCAGCTTTGCAGCCTGCTGTATGTCACATTCAGTTTCAAGAAGGATGGTCTCTCCCGTAGTGGGGACTTCGGGAGAACTATCCGTCTTTTCATTCCCAAGCATGTCACCGTCACCGAGAAGGTTCCCGTCTTCCGGCTTATTCGTTATCACGGTGTAGAATGTGCCATGAAACGGGTATTCTGCTATTGCTTTTCTTTTGAGACGCATAAACTATACATCTAATGAATTTTCATTGACCCAACTCATACTACCCGAATCCATGCTTTTCAACGCTTCTTCTTCACCATACTTTTTGTACAGTGCTTTCAGACGGTCTTTCAAGTTTTGGATTATGGCAGCCGTTACCGTCTCACTACCTATGTCCTGTCTGTAACTGCCATGTTGGAGTGATGATGAAGCCACAGACCACGGACCGCTAATGACAAGTTCGTACAGTGCGATAAGGCAATGGTCTTTAGTGCATTCATCTATTTCAGAACGGTCTGAAATAAACATCAAACCGTTTTCGTATGCGATATTTTCAAGCGCATCATCTTCAAAGACAAATCTCGTAAGCCCATTGAGGTATGCTATCGGGTCAAATGATTTTTCCATAACTACTACGCAATGTATTGTACATTTAATCGTCTGCCTGACTTGTGTCTACAATTACGTGATTACGGAATGTTTTCAGTGCAGGACAAGCTGACATCATTACATCAGTATGCCATTCCTTATACAGCCCGTTGTTTGTTGTTGTATTCACAATCGTGCAGAGACCATCGTTAGCCTGAGCAAAAATCTTGGTTATTACGCTTGAACCATACTTATCAAACATCTGTTTGTCTAGGTTATTGGTGTATTCAAACTCACAAGCATATCCGGCAGGGCGGAGAACAGCAATCTTATCGTCCCAACCTTGTACGAATGTGTCTCCGGTATTGGTAAGATTACGCTCACGTTCTTCAACAATTTCAATTGGAGATACACCGGGATAATCACGGAAAGCAGCTAAGAACAACTCTCGTGTAGTAGGTGCAGTAGCGGTTGTTGCGATGTAAGCTAAAGGATTTTTCTTGAAACTTTCAATCAATTCCTTAACTTCGGCATTTTGCAGCATTACTTCGTAAAACATCTTGCGTGTAACCTGCCATACCATTGCACCTTCATACCCCCATTCTTCACGATATTTTTTCTCCTTTTCCGCCATTTGACTGAGAATCTTACATTTTTCGTCTGTCCAAACTACTGTGCCAGCTTTAGTAAAGTTCTCTGTTGGTATATCAGCCTTATGCAACGGAGCTTGAACGCCACGTGCGATATTTCGGTAGTCAATATGACCTTTAGACATTAACTGTGCAGTCATGAAGTTCATGGTTGCGTCCGCACTATCAAGTTGGGACTGTAATGTATGTACCCAAGCGGCTACCAAATCGGCATCGTTTCCAAACAACTCAAACTGTTGTTCTTTTGCTTCACGTTCCATAGCTGTTTCAACGAAACCGGGAGCGATAAAATCAGGGATGGATGCGGTGTACCAGTGCAGACCGTCCTTATCCATTTGATTACTGTCACCAAGAGGTGCACGCAAATCCATCAAAGGAGCGGCTTTCAAGTCACGTCCTTTCACAGAAAAAGTAGCGATGCCATTAGGAGCGGTAGGTGTGGGAGCACCAGCTTTTACACCTTGAGTCTTGTACCAACCATAATTAGTGTATAGCAGACCTTCTGTATTGACAAAGGATTGCAAGAAACGTTGATTGGTCTTGTCTGAAAAGAATCTTGCATATCTGCTGTTATTAAAATCAAATTTAGGCATAGTTTCGTCAATTTTAAATGTTAAACCAACCCTTAACCTTGCTCTTGTTCAAAGCTTTTAATGCAGCCGAAAGAGGTTGCATACGGTCTTCGTAGAGGAATACATCTCCTAATGCCAATGCAGGAGTGATAAGGTATCTTGCACCATCGAAATCATCTTCGGATGCAGCCGGGTCAAAAACAAAATCAAAGTCGCAGGGAAGATATGAGTTAGGATTAGTAACCATAGCTTCTTTACCAGACCCTGCTTCTTTCGCTTCAACAAGAACAGATAAAGTTGTTAATGCTCCGAGGGTTGCGCTCAATGTAACTTTCCAAACATCGCCAGCCGTTCCGTCAGTCGTTTTTTCAACGGCTGTGACTGTTACTGCTGTTCCTTTCCCTACCAATGTGGTAGGAGCAACCATGAGAACGTCCCCTACAAACGGAATGAGGGAATACCCGTCTCTTTTCAAGTAAATAACCGTATCAGATGATTCTGATGTAGCTTTTGCAACTGCATACGATTTTAGGATGCGTATTTCGCTTCCATTAGAACCATTACTGGGAATATATTCAGCGAGCGTTCCGGCAAAAGCTCTTGCATTACCTTTGAATGGGTTTTTAACAATTCCACCACTGGTAGGAAATACAAGTGCGTCTTTCCCGCTCATCTGTAGCTTCACGAAGACATAGCGATGACCACCAATGCTTCCGCGAGCCTGAACCAATGCTCTACCGGGAAGGTAGCCACTGTTCAATAGGATTTGCTGATAGAAATCTGACATTTTCTTTTTGGTTTAAATGATTATTATTTTTCTTCTCTGTGCGACTGCTTCCTTACGACAGCAACCACATCGGCAAAGTCATCGGTTTTTCCCTTACCGCCTCCCGTGCCGCCCGGAGTGATGTCAGGTGGAGTGTTAGCATTAAACTTATTGTAGCTCTTGACCAGTCTTTCTGTAAGAGCGTCAACGTCAGTTTCAGAATCAATGTGAATCAGTTCAAGCTGGTCGTTAATCCAGTCTTCATTTTTCACGTCTTTCCCTTTCAAGGCTGATTTTAGCTGGCTGCGTTTTTCGGAGACTGCTTTAGCCTTGTTGTTCTCTTCCTCACGTTTGAGCAAGGAATTAATCTGTTCCTGCATCTTCTGCAATTCAGACTTGTTTCCACCATCGCCATTGCCATCTCCGTTACCGTCTCCGTCATTCTTTTGGGGATGATTCTTTTCCCACTCCTTTACAAACTTTGAATTGTCGTTGCGTACAT